GAACGACTAATTAAAAGATTTATAGGAGGAACAAGGACATGTTTATTCCAAGACATCCTGTTGTAGAAAACCAATTTTGTAGTTATGGGTCTCAGACCGCAACAGCCGCAGCCGGGATCGGAGGAGTTATCGCTTATGCTGGATCTGTTGTTTATTTAGATGAATCTGCGACTAATGAAGAGCCTATCGTAAAGAAAATGGCTTATAGTGCATCCGCATTTACACCTTTTGGTTTTCTTATGCAGAAAGTAAAAACTGGTTATCATCAAGTACATCCTGCGGGCTTTTATATGCCTGGGGATTTGGGTTCGAGTGATGTTATTGCTCAACCAAGTTATACTGGTGCTGGTGTTATTAATGGTACCAAGGCTGTTCCTGTTGGTGTAGCTCATTTAGGTATTTGGGACACAGTACATTACACATGTACTGGTGGAACTACCCCTTCACTTAAAATGGCTCCTGGTATCTCTTTGTACGCCGCTGCTGATGAGGGTAAAGTTACCAATAACTCAGCCGCTGCTGATGGTACTGATGCTGCTGGAGAAGCTGCTTCTTCAACAGTAGTAGCTCGTGTTGTTAAAGGTGCTAGTCTTGCTAAATGCTCTGCTAATATCAATAACACCACGTTGTATCCGATCAGAATTAAACTTTTGATCTAATTTAAATAAATTGGATTAAGGCGTGTTTACCACGCTTCCAATACTAAGGACTAAGGGAGGAGTTGTTAATTATGGATCTTAAAGAAATGCAAGACTTATTTCGTGAAACTGCCAACATTCAAACGCCAGAAGGCTTGGCTGCCTACCGTGCGTTTGCTGCGGCTCTAACAACTCCAATTTTGCAGAAGATCGAACTGGAATCAATTATGCGTCAGCTGTTTGCCGTAGAACGCCTTGCACCCGGTGCACAGGCGGTCTACCCGGTCGCAGAAGATTTTGAGATTCCAGTTTGGGTGCTACCTGGCCTAGGTTACGTGGCACAAAATTTCATCGAGGGAATAGGTGAAGAGGTTAACATACAGGCCTCTTAATTCCACTATTTGCTGGAACGTCCTAAAGACCTTTTTACTGTTATCGTAATAATAAGAGGTATGAAACAATGGGCAATCACGCAGGGAACTTTAATGAAGATGATTTAAGATGGTTAGGTGGGTTAATAGATTCTGATGGTTGTTTTTCTATAAGTAGAAGTAATAGAAAAAATGATAAAGTAGTATATACTCCATCTGTCACTATAACCAATAGCAGCACACTTATGGTTGAACATGTACATAATTTATTGGTGTGCTTTGATATAAATCATCATATAAAAAATAATGGTTCGTGTAAAAATATAGTTATTAGTAGACCTAATATAATAAAAGACTTATGTAATAAACTTGAAGATAAGGTATTAGTTAAGGCTAAAGAATTAAGGTTATTAAGTTCATTTTGTGATAAGAGAATTAAGAATGTAGTTGACAATGGTTGTAACTGGAAAGCTACCTATACAGAAGAAGAGATTAAGATAGTAGATGATTTAGGAATGTTAAATCTTATGCATTATGGTGAATGTGTAGAGTTTGGCATAGAAGATAGTCTACCTAAAATAGAAGTTTTAAATAATTTTTCTTTGTCTTGGTTAGCTGGATTTATAGATGGGGATGGTTGTTTGACTATAAATAAAATCAAACGCCCTGATGGAAGTTTCCAATACCAACCTATGACACATATAGTAACTGGTTCTCCTATAGCTAAAAATATAATTTCTAATTTTTTAGATAGATATAATATAAATTATTATTTAAAGAAGCAACTACCTGGAAAGAAACATAAGCCTAATTGTAGAAATAAAAAATTTGAGTTTTATATTAGGTCACATATGGACTGTAAAAATATAAGTAAACTTATAGAAAATAAGCTTGTTGGTAAACAAAAAAGATGTAAATATTTAATAACCTTTTGTGATAGTAGAATGTTAAGAACAAACAAGTCTTATAACAATGATGAGTTACTTTTACACGACAATATAAAAAAAGACATTAAAGACACCTCAACGACTAAATGTGGAACACTAATTAGTGAAGATATAGTCTGAACTTCACGGGAGACCGTGAGAGGGGAGGTCGAAGAACCACCCCCGCCTGGAAATTTTACAGGTCATTAAAGTAACAGATTGCTATGTACCAACCTTTTCTATCGATGCTGCTGCAGATTGGAAGATTACATATGCGAGAGATTCTCGTATTGATATTGCTCAAAGAGCCGCTGCTAAAGCTGCTAAAGAGCTTGCTAACTATGAAGAAGAATGCGGATGGAGAGTTATTATGCCTGCCGTTACTTCCTCATTTTCAGGTAAGGGCCTTTTAGGTTCTCGCCCAGCTCCTATTTATGAAATTGTGCCTGCATCTTCGGGTGCTGGTTATCTTTCTAAAGAGCTTATCAATAAAATGATTGTTGGTTTTAAACGTATTGGTCGTACATTTACAGATCTTTATGTTAGCCCAGAAGATGCCGCTGACATTAGAGAATGGACCGATACGGACATTGATCCTGTAACCCGTAGAGAGATTTTTCAAGCTGCAGGTATGGGTTCTGTGTGGAATGTTAGATTGCATGAAATTCAGCATTTAGGTGCAACTGGACTTTATAATATCAATGGTAGCACATCTTCTTATGGAAAGTTTATTGCTAGCGGCGGAGAAGTATTTAACGCTTATACCATTGAAAATCCAAATATTACTAATGCTGATGGTACAGTTAATACTTTAGGTGAGACTCAAGTTATTGGTTTTGACATGACTACCAATGATTCTTTAGTAATGCCTATTAGAAAAGAATATGAAGCATTTGATGATCCTACCTTACTGCGTGTTCAAAAGCAGGGATTTTTTGGATGGGCCGAACTTGGTTTTGCCTGTTTGGATTCAAGAATGATGGGTATGGGAATTATCGATAGATCTCTGTAATTAGTATACAAAATCATGATTAAGGGTTCTTGAATTAAATGTTTAAGAATCCTTAATTATGTATTATCAATTAAAATTTTGAGAACTAAATACACACCTTATTATTTTACTGGTGGTATAAGATATAGAAACATATAGCTTAGAAATACTCCAGATAAACTGGTAAATCTTAAATATAACTTAGAGTGGAATAGGGGTTTGAGATCGTGGATATAGAACTTACATAATGGAATTATAACTATTAACTAACTTCTAGAGGTGAAAGCTATAATATGTATATAATTATAATACTTTTAATAGCGACTATACTCACAGAAGCCATAACAGAAATAGTAACTAAATCAGAGATTTTTGAACCAATAAGGGCTAAGATCTTTAAGTTAGGCCAAAGCAATAAATTATTTACTTGGCTTCACAGTTTGTTGGACTGTGGCTACTGTTTTTCGGTGTGGTCAGGTGCGTTAGTCGCTATTTTGTTTTTTAGGGATGTCCATATATTACATTGGAGTATAGATTGGTTTTTTATAGCCTTAGTGTTACATCGTTTATCCAATCTATTCCATAATATAATGGATAAAATTCATGAAAGTTAAGGACAAGGTAAAATATATAATAGAAAAGGAGATATTATTATGAAAGGTTATGTTATTAATTCATCTAGTACTTGGATGCATGCTATGAAAAGATCTGTAGGACCAGGTGCTAAAGTTCCTTTATCAGAATTATTTGAACAGTACGGTGTTAAACACAATTTATCTGATGGAAAAGAATTCATAGATTGGTTGAAAGATACAAAACTGAAAGGTAAAGATAATTGGAGAATAGTTGTAGAAGAAGATCCTACTACAGTTTCTACTACAGAAGTGGTACCTGATGCTAAGCCTATAGTGACAAGGAACAAAAAACCAACTACAGATAATATAGCACCTATGGTACAAACTAAGATGGAAGTAAAAGACGTAGTAGAAATGTCTGTTAGACAAGCAAGAGATACTCTACCTAAAATAACAGATTTAAATTTATTGAAATACGCTTTTCAAGAAGCTAATCAACGTGCAGGAAAGGACAGTCTATGTAGAATCATAAGAAAAAGAATCAAAGAACTACAAATCTCTAGGTAAAATATTTGCCAAGTATGTTAATATATTTATTTCCATTAGTATGGGGACTATAATAGTATGATAACTTTAAAAAGACTTGGTAAGCAGCAAATATATAGAGTAGTATTATCTGATTCATTAATAGGCAATACTGATGGAATTAACCAAGTTTTTTATGTAGCAAATGAATACTCCACTAATAGAATAGAAATAGTTTATAATGGTCAAGTATTACTTAGTCCCAATGATTTTTTAGAAACCGGGCCAAAAGAAATAACATTTGTAAGTATAAAACCTACAAATTCCGATGTGATAGTGGCCAATTATGAAACAGGTTATTACTCTAGCGCTGAAGGAATAGGTCCTCTTAGTTTTTTAGGACTTAATGACACACCAAAAGATTATTCAGGATTTGAAAATCACTTTGTAAGGGTAAACGCTACTGGTAATGCTTTAGATTTTTACTTACCAGAAGTCGATGTTCAAGAAGGTGTTGTAAATATTCCAATAGGTGTTTCTACAACAACTATAAATTTTGAAAGCTCTTTCTCAAATACAAGTTATGTATTGACATTAGGTTTAGAAAATACTGTAGACTTATATCCATCAATATATCCTGCTATTATTATAGATAAGACCATAGACAGTTTTACTATAAATTTTTCAGGAGAAATAGATTCTAGTAATTATTATTTAAATTGGAGAGCTACACTATCTGGTATAGGTATAAATAGTAGCAGTAATAATC